AAACCCGCCTGTCTTAGCAAACTTATCACCCATGTCCAATAGAACTAGGTCAGGCTTGTATGCCTTACATACACTCTCTACCCAATTCATGTCACGTCCTGTAGCATCTTTAATCTTAATACGTTCCTTCACTGGTGCGTACAAGTCACGTGCTTTACTTGGGTTAGCCTTGATTTCCTGCATAGTCATACCTGTAGCTGCAGTCAAGTATCTTGCACCCACACGATGATAACCTTCTTCATTACATAAGATAATGCAGTTAGCACCTTGATGAGCAAACCCACCCGGACTAGCAATCAAGCTGGCGTGGAAAGATGTCTTACCTGTGTTGGGTCTAGCACCAATCTCAATCAAGTGACCAGCGTTAACACCTTCTACCTTACGTACCAAACTAGATATGTTGAATGTCCATCGTGCCTCAAGGTCATTACGTGCAAGCAATGTTTCCATGTCAATGTCATCCCACTCAATGTTTAGGTTAGGCGTAAAGTCATCACCATACTGTTCAAGCATCTGACGTAATGGCTCAAGACTGGACTTGTCACCATTCACGTAGTCAAAACCTAAGTTGGCAATGTCCTCTCCAATAACTTGCTGAAACAACTTAGATAACACCTCTTGTGCTACATCACTACCCATAGGCTGCTCTCTTTTGATCTGTCCAAATAAGCTAGTGTATGATGCTTTCTGCGCTGTAGTCAACGTAGGATTATTAGCCATGAATAAGGCTTCAATCTCATCCGGTGTTACAGTACGTTCATACCTGTCCATAGCTGCATCAATAGCTTTCTTAATCTTACGCACATCTGCGCAAAACAACCTGTCAGGACAACGGGAACCACGATGATCCTCATAAAACTCCTTGTCCATTAAACTTCTAATTAGTGCTAATTCCATTTACATTCTCCATATCTGTCGGGTTACGATATTTTAAGTCATCTATTAAACGTAGTACACGAACATCGTTTACGTGTCCACGTAATTCTTTTGCCATAGCTAAAGTCTTCGGTAAAGCATCGGGGTCTAATGCTATGACTGCTGTCGAGAACTGTGCAAGATACCTTTTATGCGATTCTTGCAGAGATGTTCCAAGAAGCGCAACCCCGACAAAGTTACCGTAACCAACAACGGCTGCACTTACACAGTCCTCAACAACTATTGCGACTTTACCACAACCAGCAGTATAAGGCAAGCCACTTTTTCCATATCTTTTCCATTTAGGTAGACGATGTTTAGATAATGACCTGCCTGTAGCATCCACAATCTTACCATCATGCATGACAGGGAACACAACACGGCTCTCCTTCACATCATACAACAAACCTAATTTATCTTTATCTAGTTCCCATGTATCACACCATCTGTTCATGTGTAAATTATCACGGTGTGGTACTATGTACGTTGGTAGTTCAAAAGTATCCATTGCGAACTCCTTACTGCCAGCAAAGCCAGCCTTTATATCCTCTACAGATAAATGTACACGTGTGCCACCTGATATACCACAAGAGACTTTGTAACAATTCCATACAAGACTACCCATATTGTTGGTAGCTGTAAATGTTTTATATCCCTTACAGTTAGGACAGTTCATTCTTTTAGTCTCACCATTACTAAGACCTAAATCACTTACTATGTTATATATATTATTCATGTAATATCACTTTCCTTTGCGGCAGTTGAATGCTTATATCACGAGTTCTTACGTGCTGTCAAGGCATTATTTGCACTTACATACGTATTTTTTAGATAAGGCTTAACTGATTGTGGGTTAGCGTGTCCTGTAACCGACATAATTTGTCCTATACTTACCTCTGCATCAACCATTTCTGTTACGCCTGTACGTCTTAGATCAGACAGACGTAAATCTTTTGATAAACCTACATCATCCATCAGCTTACGTGCATGTAGAGGCAACTTATACATTGAGTACGGCTCGTATACACCTCTATAAGATACTGGTCTAGGTGCTACATACTGCTGAAACCCAAAATCTTGCTCTTGTTGTATAAGCATATCAAGTAAGTCATCATCAATAGGCAACTCAACCTGTGCATTTCGTTTAGATTGTTGTATAACTACACGTTTCTTTTCAAAGTCTATTGCATCCCATGTCAGCATCCTCATGTCACCTACTCGCTGACACCACTCGTATGCCATGTGAGCAATTAAACCTATGTTACGGGTGCTAAAATCGCTGTACGCAGCGTCTAACAGTTTCTTGACATCCCCCTTCGTCCATACTACCTTACGGGGCTGTGTGGCTCTCCTACGTACCGTAGCGAATGGATTGATGTTACAGTGTTCCATTCTTACAGCGTAGTTGAACACCATTCTAGCAGTAGCCATGATGTGATTAGCAAATGATATACCACGATCACACCACAAGTCATAGGCTAACTTGGCTTGCTTGGTGGACAACTGACTAACATCCACCTCACCAAGAATTATATCATCAATAGATGTAGTCATAACATTATCCAAACAATACTTATAGTGTGCTTTAGTTTCATCCCTCAAGTTCTTGAAATCATGGGATAAATAGTATTCTTCAGTTATCTTTTTCAGTTTCATTTTCTTTCCCTTCCAAGTAAATTATAGCACGTCTGAGTAGGTCACTGTTATCTTTAGCTATGCCTAACATTCTATTACACTGATGACATATCCACCCTCTGAAATTTCCTGTACTATGTGAGTGGTCAAGACACCAAGAATTATGGCTTGGGTGATTAGTACCCTTGATACCGTCCTTATCTCTAAGGCAGATAGGGCAGTAATGATTATCAGGTACAGGTGGTGCAGACTTTCGTAATATTCTTGTCTGTTTCTGCGCTGATTTTCTACAGTCAACACATTCCGGCCTACGCCTGACATCTCCGTTAGCATGGTAGGCATCAATGGGAAAGAGAACCAAGTCAAGTTCTCTCTCACATTTAATACATACCCTTGTTTCATCACCCAATTCAACATCGTAGTCATCCTCACCAAAGAGGTTATACTGCATCAGGCTGCAACAGCCATGAACTGTGGTGACTTGATCCAGTTAGCTACCTCAACTTCACGCATGAACAGAGACTTAGACTGTGTATCACTGCCAGTATTGCGTAGAGCAAAGCCATTACGTTCATCTGCATACGTTGCATAGTTAGTAAAGGCAGAGTACAATGCCCACAGATTACGTCCACGTGTAGCCACTTCCTGATTATATAAGCCATACATCTTCTCTGACTTACGATCTGACTTCATTATACCTTCAAGCATAGCCTTTACATCTACGTGCATCAGGCTTGTGTTTGCCCAGCGTTGCATCTGTTCTGCCTGTGCAGTGAAGTCCTGTTGTGACCTGTGAAGTTCAGTGATGAACCTGTCGAGGCTAAAGTTGCTGGTGTTCTTACGCATAACTTTGTTGTGATCGCCTGTGATCTGCCCATTGAGACAGAAGAAGTCGATAGCACCAAAGATAGTGGTGTTAGAACACGTGCCGTTGACACCATGCAAAGCAATGATACGCTTCATCAACGTAGTCTCATGCTTGTCAGTAGCAATCTTGGCAGTTACGTTGGGCAGCGTCATATCCATCATAGCCCAACCATCTTTATGTGCGCTACGCCAATTTATCTGCGCACCTTCCATGTCATGTTCAGACAGTGTTTCAGTAGTCGTGTCCATGACATTGCGGAAGAAGTCACCATGATTAGCACACGTAAAGCCATTGCCTACGATGCCAATGTAGTCACCTGTGTTACTATTGATAACGTACTTCTTATCATCAACTTTAGTCGGCTCAAACTCAACATCAAAGTCGAGGTGTTCTGGTATATATTCTAGCATAATAATTCTCCTATCGTTAATTGATACTCTGTTATATATTATATTTTAGCAAATGTCAACCGTGTTCACGCCCATCAAAGTTAAACTCATAGCGCAGCTTGTCCCTTGCCTCTGCTAATTCTTGTAGGTCATAGGCAGTAACAGCCTTGATGCCACCTAAGTCTGGATACATGGCGGTCTCTAGCATCTCATCTAGCAATTGGTACGCATTGATAACAGCAACCCTCTGGTCAAGAGACAGCTTGGCTACACGGTCACGGCGTTGGATACGTTCCTTCTCACGCTTCGCTGCCCAATACTCTATGCGTTCATCTTGTGTCATGTTCTCTAATTTTTTAGCCATTACAATCCTCCTCTTCAAATTTACAACGTGTTGTGTAGTATGCCATCATCATTGCGGCAACCTCTGGGAATGATTCCCAATCAACAGGTCTGCCGCCTAACTGCATCTCAATCTCTGCGTCAAGTGCTACCAGTATGGCGTTCACTTGTTTCTTTGGTAGTTTAAGTGTCATCATTGTTTGTCTCCTTTATTTATACTATAAAGATTATCATTAGAATTGTAAAGAACAATTCACCTATTGCTTCTCCCGTTTGCCATAACATTAAGTCCATCACTTATCTCCTTTAACAATATCTCTTACATCAACACAAAAGCATTGCTGTTTAGGATAATCAAAACTACGTTCTGTCAATGCTACATGACAATGGGATAGGTACTTGTGGCTAGACCATATCTCTAGGTGTATCTCTACTGGTGTCAGCGTACCCATACAAGCCAACACCATGCCAGTTATCTCATTCATCGTCAATCTCCTTCATTTTTCCTACTATAATATGTTCTCCACCAACTAACGCTTTCATTTCTTTCATGGCTTCCGCACGTGCTTCAGCCCTTGTGTCAGCGGTTATAATGATGTCACGATACGTTGTTGCTTGTACTCTAATATCATATGTCGGCATCATCTTCATCCTTTACAAATAGTTCATGCGGTATCTTGTCCCACTCCTCACGCCGGATACGCCACTTGTCGTGCTGTACTGGTGTACAGAAACGTACCCACTTCCAGCCTACCACTACCCACACAAGGCGTGTGCCGCATACTGGATAGCGTGTGTCATATAGGTCACAGCGATACAGCTTGGCCTTTGACCACGTTGCCTCTGGTGGTCTGGGTGTTATGGGTTTAATGCTTTTCTCTTTCAACTCCATTAAATGAGCATCAGTTTCACAAATCCGGCAACCTTTAAAAAAACCGTCATTATCCCTCAACAATTCCAAGTCATCGTCAGAATATACCGTCATACACTTGTTGCAAATTAAATCAATGTCAATCATCATCAATTCTCCTTCCATGCTTCAATCATTAGGTACACTACGACTACAACAGCGACAACCAGAAACCCAATGATGAACAAGTCATCCATGCCCACCTCAGGCATCTGGTTTTGTAGGCAGAGGATGGTATTACAGTCAAGCATTATCCATACTTCCTTTTCCAATGCTTATTCATTGCTAGTATCTCTACACTATTAACATCAAAAACGCTATCGGTAATGTGTACCTTCATAGATTTTTCCTGTTGTCTATCGCGTTGCCATTGTGGTGCTTTACTGCTCACCTTTTTGATACGCATCTTTCTCGTATTTACTCGCATCTTTTTCATCCTTTTGTCTATTGTGTGAACCCTTACCCTTGTTGGGCTTGAAGGTTTGTGGCCTACGATTATTAGCTGCTGCTACCGGATTATGCACTCTTGTTATTCTGTTATTCATATGCTTACCCCTTGAGTAATTTCTTACCTGAGTATATAACACATAGAATAGATGCTGTATACAGTAATAATTCAATTGGTGCGGTGCTGTATAATAATTCTGGCAGCATTAGCGTAAACCCTACAATACCTACACCGAATAAAAATAGTTTTGCTATTATATCAATCATTTTTACACTTCTCCTCTGCTTTTATCTCAAGCAGTCTGACGGTTGCGTATCGTGCCAATTCCTTAGTCATGTATGGCCTGA